AGAAATCGCCTGATCCGATAAATAGCTCATCTTCCTTACCCACAATAAGTACAGTTTGATCTGATGCTAGTCCTGAAATGCCACCAGCTTTTGTACTAATTAAATCAGTTACTCCAGAAACAGAAGGGAAAGAAAAAGGATCCCCAGGAAGTGAGATAAATATCGAGTCAGGATTAGATGGATCTCCCGCTGCTATCAGTTGATTTTGATGAACTGTTAAATATTTAGGCTTGGCATTTAAAACATCATGTTCATACCCATCCACTGGATATAAATATTGCAATCCTAGGTTAGCGTCAGTCTTGTTGTCTGAATAAGTTTGAGTTGCTGCAAAAGAGTTATTGGGTATTTCTTCAACGAGAAAATAATCTATCCCCCCGTTCTTAGTTCTGTAGATAGCGATTCTTAAATTATTGCTAATAACATCGTTATTATTAACATTAACAGCCGTTCCTTCTATTGTAATACTTCCTGTGGTTCTGCTTATTACCTTTCTAGTAACGTAGGCTCCAGAAGAGCGATCTAGGAAATATGCAGTGTCCCCTACCCACATAGTATGAGCATTAGTATTAATAGTAGTAACGCCTGTTTGATTCGATTGAACTATAGCGCAGTTGGTATTAAACCCAGAACCTGCAACGATATTAGTTGCCGTTACTGTTACGTTTTGTGCCGCAGGGATAATACTTGCAGAATCAAGGCTTTCTACTCCTTCCGTTCTGTTGTTTCTATTATCAATAAACACATAGCTAGTAATATATCTGTATGTGCCAGTTAAAGCTCCTGCTCCACCCAAAACCATAGTGGGAGTAACGGCCTCTGGCACCCCTGCTCTGTATACGTTCTGCCCATCGTATACATGCAAGAACTCATTGCCTGTGGCGATAAACATACAATTTGCTACATTTGCGATAGACGCATGCTCGAAGTAATCCTCTCCTGATGCATTGTAATAAGACTGGAATGCCAGGAAAGAGGTATAAGGAGCTGGTACTGTTGTTTGCTTATATAGAGTAAGAGTCTGAGACTTGGGAGAAGAGGCTAAGTCAAGGTACTGAGCGATTGGTAACGCTTGAGCAGCATTGATAGCTCCAGGTAAGATAAAACCTGAAGAGGTTGCGGTAAAACCTGTAAGGCTATTGATCCATGAAATTAAAGTACCTACATCAAAAGCTACAGATTCATATCCAGTCCCGCAATCCTGCGTATACACAGTAGCTCCCTCGGTAATCCTAAACTGAAGGTTCTGGTTTGCGTCAAATAATATTGAAATGTAACAAACAGATTCTGAACCAGAATAGTTCACCGTAAGCGTAGCGGTTTCTGTTCGAGCAAGTATGTTAGAAAGCGCGAGTAGTTCTTCTTGGACTGCGCCATTACTATCTGAATAAGCATGCCTATACAATCCTAAGTACGTGTCACTTTCGCTTGTAAATAACTTACTTCCTACTCTGTTCGTTGCAGTAGAGTCCCTTGTAAGAACTGCGTTTTGAAACTTGATGCAATAGTCAGTGCCTCTTATTAGATCCGAGCTTCTGAGATCTACTCCTTTAAACTGATTAAAATTTTTGACTATTATTTTAGGGGCCATTATGCCTTATCCGTTTAAGGGCTAAACCGTATAAAATCCAGATGCTCTTACTCTAGTACTTACTCCGTTTGCCCAATTCACCAGATCCGCCCTTTGTATCTGCATCACAGTAGTGGAAAGGAAGAATCCAAATGTCGGGATGTTGTTACCGTTATTGCCAGAAGTTCCCAATCCTACGTGCCCAGTAGACGCTGTAACCGGAAGGGTAAGTGTGATCGCTTGATTGGCTGAAGTAGTAGTCGCGTCAGTAACGGCGATAAAGTCAACTCTGTTACCATGCCGTTGATACACACAGCTTACTACCGAAACTGTGGTAGGGTATGCTCCTCCCCCAGTTGGGGTCCAGGTGGCCCACCCTCCACCATGATTCAATATATTTATTACTCCGAATCCAACCATTGCATAACAAGCGTTATTAGCGACGAGTTCTCCTCCTACCAAGGCTTGCCCCATGTATCTCAATGGGAGTGGTGAATTTGTTCCTATTTGTAGGGTAGTTGCGCCCGTATTTGTAAAACCAGGGTAAAAGGTAAAAATCTCCCCCGTTCCTAGCGCTGAGACTGCGGGACTAGGAGCGATTACTTGAGCATTAGCACTGCCCGTCGAAGTGCCCCCGTAGAATCTAAGAGTCATAGCATTTACGCTTCCTGCTGCTACCTTAGAAGACGTTATCGCATTATTGGAGATCGCGTTTGTCCCTATCTGGTTGCCCTTTCCGCCTCCTGTATGATCGTGCTCTGAGATTTTTTGGAAGCAAAGAGTTTTGATAACCTGATCCCAGTTGGTCTCTCCCAGGGTAGGGATTGTAAGTGTAATACCGCTTGAAATTACTTCACTCATTAGTACCACTCCATTTCATCTAGCTGTGGAATCTCTTGCAATTCCGCAGACTGTTTCTTGTAAACGTCCACTATTGTTTTCTCTATTCTCTTTAGGATCTCACTTTGTTCTGCAAAATCATTAGAAGAGTCTCTATGCTTAATTGCTTCTACCATGTACTCAATTAGGTAGCTTTCGCACTCATCAGAAAGAGTGGAGTGAGTAGTAGTGTACTTATGAAACGTAACATAGTCGTCTACTTCTATTAACTCTCCATCGTTAGCAAAGGTAAATCCGGCTCTTGGAGTTAGCACCTTAGACGAAGTGTCAAAACTTGCTACTGGAATGTTGTATGCTTTTACATTCCCATCAGCATCGCAAATACATATATAGTCTATGTTTGTTAGGTTTACTGGAGAACTAACTTCGTCGGTATCCGTTAAGGTGATAGAGGTAAACGTGGTAGAGTTAAGCCCAGTAACTACAGATACCTTAGCTCTGCGCTTATCTAAATCATCTAGGCTTCTTTCGTATAAAACTCTGAATTTCCCTACACTGGTATTTAGGATAGGAACAGGAAAAAACATCCCCCTTCTCCTGTAATATCCAGTAGGCCAATCTCCAGAATCGGTCATGCGATTGACCATCAGTAGTTTCTTTAATGGCCTGTAATTAGCTAACGTCCCATCGTAACTAAATTGAATATCCTCAATGGATTTTGAGAAGAAAATTCTATCGTTAATTGAGTACCCGTCTTGATTAGCTACCCCTTGAACTATCTTTTCGACGACAAAGGTTTTCCCAGTTTCTTTTGTGTTGGAGATAATTGATTGCAGTCTATCCTGAGCATCGTTAGCTTTCTGAATAAATTCCTCATCAGCAATATCATTTGCTATAGAAACGGATTCGTTCTCGCTTAGCTTACGAGCCATCCCTATCAGAAAGTCTATACGCTTCATTTAGCACTTATCCTTCATCTTCTTAGCAAGCATAGCCGAGATGACTCCCATGCTCTTCTTTTTGGAGTCAGAAGGCTTACTAAGTTTTACGTCGTCATTAAACGTATCGTTCATGTCAGTTACTTGAGCGCCTTCCTCTGACTTCTCCTCTTTTGAGTCCTCAGAATATTCATGCTCTTTACCTTCCCCCTCCTCTAGTAGAGATTGAAGCTGTGCAATAACTCCTTTTATTTTATCTTTCATCTCATGCCTCCACGTAAAAATTCTTCTAGTTTCTGCCTATAATTCGCTACGCTATTCAACTCCTCTTGTCCTGGTACATCGTCTGGCTCTGGAGCAACAAAGGGTTTAGTAAACACAGGGGCTATATCTGCCATACTAACAGGTGCCTCTGGCTTTTTCACTGGCTTCTTCTGCTCTGGCTTTTTGGTTACTGGCTCCCTATTTTGAACTGTAGTTTTACTAGGATTGCTTACAGGGGCTGGAGTAGACGCGCCGTATACAGTTTTTAGGCCACCCTTAAACGCATCTGCTGTGGCTTGGTCAATCTTGCCAGCTTTAAGCATTTCATCAATGCCCATACTAGCTTTGTCCATAGTATCAAAGCCCGCTTTCTTGTATTTATCTAATGCATTTAGGTTGGCAGTAGCGGCATCGCTGGCACCTTTACCTTGAGTAATAGTATTAGTTAAATACCCTGCCATTTCCGTAGCAAGCTTTTGATCGCCTCCTGTCATCAGGTATGCAAGAGGGTTCACTGAACCAATCGCTGCCCCTTGAGTCTTGGTATCTACATCAAAGTATCTTCTACCGTCAGAGAGCCTAGCGCCACCGTCTTTCCCTACGTCGAAGCTAGAGCCGTCTGCGTTCTCTAGCGTCCAATCGTCTTTCTGGCCTCCAAACATGCCCTGCTGCTGCATCATGGATCTAATAGCATCGCGCCTTAATTGATCCTTCCCTTTCCCGCTTCCAAACATACTAAATCCCTTTTCTAGAACTTTGTCAGTCAGCTTGTTAGTTGCAAACCCTATTGGATTAATAGCCATCCCAATAGGAGAGTCCATAACCTTATCTAGCTTGTTACGAGCGCTATTGATCTTTCCGCCTAATAAGGCTTGGTCAGCGATTTGTACTAAGCCAGAAATACCTCCTGTAGCTACTCCTAGCCCCGTATCTTCAGCTAGTCTCCTGGTTGCTTTAGCCTTAGTCTCAGCATCTGCATCACTTAACCCTAGACCAATAGCCCCAATTGCTGCGCCTATTCCAGCCCCCGCACCAGAGCCAATCAGCCCTCCGGCTTGCGCGGCTGTATTAGCTGCTTGCGCTCCTCCTAAAACTTGCTGCCTAGTATTGCCTGATTTTATTGCCTTGTAGAGCTGGTAGGCTGCTGCTGCATAGCCTCCGTACTCTTTAATTTGACCAGCTAAAGATCCTTCTTTTATTACGTTCCCGCTTTTATCAAGGATTCCACCGTCAGACATTTCAATGTTGCCATCAGGTAGTTCTCCTTTAACGGTAACATCGGGATGGACCTGTCTCCCTATCTCTTCTCCAGCAAATTTAACGCCCGAAGAAATAGCCCTATCTTTAGCTAAGTCTGCTAAGGATGGTTTTCTTCTAATAGCCATTATCGCCTTCCTGCTGCGTATCCACCCGCTATTGCATTGCCAAGATTGCGGATAGAGCCTTGCTGATTCTGATTGATTGAATTAACTCCCTGGATATAGTTTTGGTAGGCACTAAGAAGCTGTTGGCCTCTCTGATTACTTCCTCCTCCACTACGACCTCCTCCTCCAGCTCCTCCTTTAAGTCCGTATTTGTATTTGAGCTTCTCTAGTTCAAGCTCCATAAGCATTTGTTGTTTTTTGTCTGCTGCTGCCTGTTTTGCTGCTTTCTCCTGCCCTGATTTTGCAAATGCTGTTGCAGCAAGTCCTAGTCCTGTTTGTAAGAGAGGGCCAAGAAATCGTCTATCCGTAAAGAACCCGCCTTTGTCGTCGTCCTGGTTTTGCATTGAAGGAGAAATATCAGAACCAGAAACCTGCATGGTCCCAAAGTCATAAAGACTATCAGAATCATAAGAGCTAGTAGGCTTGTTTCCTATTGAGCCATCCCCATCTATATCTAAGTCAGAAAGGATACTAGTTTTATAGCCTCCACTAGTATCTTCTTCATCGTCTCCTAGTAGACCAAATAGATTACTAAATCCCATAAGTCCTCACCTAAAACAGTCCTGGTATTAACTTTGTTTTATTCTTCACATCCGAAAGAACCTTACCTGCCTGATCCCCAGTATATGTCCCTGGAAGACTGGTACTCCAAGGATCTCCCGCACTAGCTGCGCTATTCAACTTAGCTCCCATTGTACCAGAATCATTATAACTTGCCGCTAAGGCTTGCCATACTGCATTGGCTAAATTACTGGCAGAAAACTCTGTTTCATTAGTGGAGAGTCCAGACATGTAGCCAACAGCGTAACTTATGGCTGTTGGAGTCAGGGTAATAGTTCCAGTAGCAGATAATCCAGCAAGCGCACCAAGTAGAGCGGTTGGAGTAAAGGTAATAGTCGTAGAGCCTGATATGGTAGCAACCGAAGCTAAAACGCCAGTTTGTGAAAACGTAATCGTAGCAGTACCAGTAGCGCCAGCAATCAAACCACCAGTACCAGTAGCATCAAACGTAATCGTGGTAGAGCCTGTTGCTGGCAAACCTAATACCGCTAGCCCTGTTTGAGTTAGATTAATCGTTGTCGCGTTGCGAGATGCTAAACCACCCGGTTTTTGTGGCATTAACCAAGCTACTGGATGCCTTGCTCCTGCTGGCTTGGCTGATAGTAAAGAGATGGAAGCTTGCGAGGCGAAGATATTACGCTGACCACCAGGCAAGTTATTACTGCCCGTTTGATCGTAAGGGCTCGCCCCGTTTACAGTAGTCGCCCCAAAGTACTTATAAGTACCAAAGCTATCTCTATAGTTATTGCAAAGTAAGCCCACTATCCACCATACGCATAATCAAAATCAACAAATATCGTACCACCTGAGGTGGTTGCGCCTGTCTGGAACAAGATAAAGCGTAAGTTTGCTCCATCTCTGATCCGTCTTAAACTTGGCACCGAGTTTACAAAATCAACCTTGGTATAAAGTCCTGTCGCTGGTACTGGAATTGACCATAGCGGTTTAACTAAATGTACGATAACCGTACCCGAAGCATGAGCTGTGCCTGACCAAACCACGCTCACAATATCAGATACGCCCGTATCACCAGCGGCAAGCGGTAAGAATGGGTTATACTTATTCGCCGCCGCGCCTGTGTTGATAATCGATCCGTTTGTTGCTGAAGCTGTGGATGTGAAGGTAGTTGTGGCCCCTGATGCTCCACCCGTATCCAAATAGTTAACTATGCAAGTAGGAGCGTTTGCACCTAGTGCACCCAAAGCTGAGATATAGAGCCTCAAGCCTTCGCCGTTTGCATATCTATCAACCTTTGCACCTGAGCTACCGATAGCCGTCATTGTTACGGTCTTTGTGCCTGTGGTAGATACGTTAGTGCCTGATAGCTTCACATACCCAATATTATCGACACACATTAAAAACCACGGAGCCCCTGCCGCTGCTACACAGGAAGCCCCTGCTGATAAAAAGTGTTTTGTGGCAGTAGATACGTCACCGCCGTGATAGAGCGCACCCTCTGACCATGTATCGTCGGTAGCTGTAAAGGTTAGGTCAGCCGCTCCGTATGTAGCTGCAACAGGGATCCCCGTTGCGTTGCCTAAATCCGTCCAAGCTCCTGCCGTTCCTGCTGCCGGGAGTGTCTTCTGACAGATTACTGTATCTGTTTTGCCATTACTGGTGATCTGATTGATTAGATCATCTTGAGAAGTGAATCCCATTTTAGTTGCTCCAAGTTGTTTCTATTAATCCCACTAATGTTGATGAGGCTAAACTGCCGCCATGCCCCGCCGATAAAAATCCTAAGATTGCACCGCTCTTAATCTCTGGTGCTTTTGCTTCGTGTATTAAGCTGTCAACCGAGACTGCCGCCCCATAACTTTCTAAATTACCTGAAGTAGTTCTCCTACACTCATGAGAGATGAAGAAAGAACGGATAGGCTGCACTATAACAAGCGCCATCAAGCCACCGCCTGATGCGGTAAAGGTAACTGACTCAATCGATTTAACGCCGATATCTCCAGTTTGAAGCGGTAAATATGGGTGAAAACCGCCGCCTGATATTGCTGCGTTTAAACTTTGACCACCGCCGCCGACAATCTGAGTGAATATATTTGGTGAAGTTCTCCCGCCTACCCCATCTTGGTTAGTATACGAGAAAGTGAATTGACCAATAGATGCGGCGGCTGCCTGTGCTATTGCAATAACCTTACCGTAAGGATAGCGAGTGGGTAGCGTAGCTACCGCGATAGTTTCTTGTAAATCAATTGAGTCAGTATCAAAGAATGGGTAGTACATTAAGTAGTCGCAGAGAATCATCTGCTGCCGTTGAGATGCGGATGAGTTTTGCGCTGATGATAAGCTCATCGCCGTGATGTTCTTTAGGTATAAACTCGCCGAGCCAACATTCGGCAAGAAAATCCCTCGACTATCATCAAGTAATGCCGATTCTAGTGGAGTTGATGCATAGAAGTTGGCTAGAGGAGAACCTGCAAAATAGGTATAATCAATGTAGCTTGAT